AAAGAAGGCTGTTAAAGAAGCTGAAGATGCTATGAGGAAAGAGCTTCTATTAAAACTTAAAGAAGCTACACCTGTTGATACTGGCGAGGCAAGAGATTCTTGGCAAATCTCGGGGAACTCTCTTATCAACACAGCAGAGCATATTAGCTATCTAAACAAAGGCTCTTCACAACAAGCGCCTTCGCATTTCATTGAAAAAACTGTCTTAAGCACTCCTGGAATTAAGGCTAATGGTCTAATTGTTCAGGAAACATAACATATCCCCTATACTTATTGTGTAGGGGATTTTAATAGGAGCAACTAATGGCTGGTGTCAAGTTAGATGTAAATTCTGACTCTACCCGTGCGCGGCAAGACCTCTCAAAGCTTAATCAAAAGCTAGCTGAAGTCTTTCGCAGTGCAAACAAGTCAGGAACTGCAATCGATAGCATATCCGCTAAACGATTTAAAGATCTTAATAAACCTATAAAAGACTCTACTAAAAACATTAAAGACTTTGGAAAGCAAAGTACTGAAAGCATGAAGAATGCTTCAAATAGTGCAAATGGCCTAGGGGCTGCACTAAAAGGTACTATTGCCTCTGTTGTTGCATTAGGTAGTGCATTTCTTGCAATTAAGGGCGCTAATGCTCTAAACAAGACATCTGATGATCTTACTAAGATTGAAAACAAACTAAAGCTTGTTACAAATGGTACAGAGGATCTTATCTCTACATTTGAAAGACTTAACAAGCAATCACGAGAAAACCGTGTAGATCTTGCAAGTACTACACAGCTATATGTTACACTTCGAAAATCACTTAGCAGTAGCTTAACATCTGTAGGTGATATTGAACGTGTAATGAGCATTATTCAAAAGTCTGTTGCCTTATCTGGTGCTTCTGCAGAATCTGCAAAGTCTGCAATTGTACAGTTGGGTCAGGGTTTATCTGCTGGCGCGCTTCGTGGACAAGAATACTTGTCAGTAATGGAGCAGTTGCCATACACGGCTGACTTGCTTGCCAGAAGTTTTGGCAAGACTCGTGGAGAGTTAAAGAAACTTGCAGATACAGGACAGATTACTACTGAAGCGATTTTATCAAACTTCCTTAAAATGGAAGCATCGGTAGGTGCTGATTTCCAGAAAACAGTTCTTACAGCTGAACAAGCCATAGAACAGATGAATTCTCGTATTTCTCAGTTCTTTGGAAATCTCAATCGTATATCTGGTTTTAGTGAAGGCTTTTCTAAACGTATTGTTGCTATAACAGATGCTTTTGAGAGAGCCACTTTAAGTCTTATTGCTTTCAGTGGGAGTTCTAAGACAGCTGCAGATACATTTAAGCGTAATTTCTTAAGTTTGACTAATGCTAAAATTGCGTTAGACGCTGTAATGGCATCGCCTATAGACCCTTTTTATGCTTACAGAAAATACACAGAAACAAAAGAATTACGTGATAATCTTGTAGGCACTAATGCTCTTATAAAAGAGCAAATATCTGAACGCAAGAAGCTCAGAGACTTTGGTGTAACAAATGAATCTATTGACAGCACTGGTAGCATAGATGCTGAGATTCCTAAAATAGTAACATTCAGATCTGTTGCTATTCAAACCGCAGAAGCCGTAAAAGAGCTGTTTAGATTCTTCAAAATTACAGCTGTAAATATTTCTCAATATTTTGGTAGTATTCTTACGCCTGTTTACAGATTAATACATCAAGCTGGTATTGCTATTGTTGACTTCCAGAAGCAGATGGATATTGCTGTAAACCGCTCAGTTGTTCCTTTCTTGAGAGCTATTCAGAATATAAATGAGTATTTAGTATTCTGGGAAAGAGATACTAACATTGAGAGAGCTTGGTCTAGGCTATTTCGTTCGGATAGTATTTCAGACTTTGTAACTAATCTGAAATTGCTGAACAATGAGCGAGAGAAAGGGGCTAGACAAAATTGGGATATTTGGATTGAAGATGCAAATGTCGAATACCTTAAGCTTAAGAAATCTGTAGAAGGCGTATTGATATCATTAAACTTGATGGATCAGCGTTTCTTCTCTGTAAGATTCTTTCGTGTTGACAAAATTCTTCAAGACTTGCAGACAATTGGCGGAGCTATCAGTACAGTATATCGTGACGTATTCAAAACATATGTTGATCGCTATACAACATTAGCACTTAACACTATTAAGCTGAACTTGTCTGTAATTGTAGAGTATTTTACAGATCGCTTTGGTGACAATGTTGCAAAAGGTATCGGTGGTATTCTTGGCAGTTTTATTGTAACTGTTCTTCAAGGTATTAGGGCTGCTGTTATTCAAGGGACAAGTCTATTAAAAGACATTTTTACACTTGAAGGCAGTCTTGAAATTGATTACCGAGACTTCTTTAAAGTATTTGAATTCATCAAGAGTCTATTTACGTCTTTTGCAAGCACTATTTATAAGGGTTTAGATCTAGGTAGTCTAGTTGAAGATTTAATCTTAAAGCCGCTAGCTAGTGCAAAGGTTGCAGTCCATGGCTTTATGCAAAGAATGGCAAAAACTATAGGCGATCTTTCTTTCAATAAAGCATTAGAAGCCGTTAAATCATTTACTCAGAAAGTAAAAGACTATTTCTTTGATGTGTATGATGCTGTTGTAGGTAACTCTTATTGGCCTGATCTTGTTGACGGTGTAAATAATAAAGCAAATGAACTTATTTCTGGTGAAAGTCGTGTTGCAAGATTTGCCGCAACTATAAAGAATACTTTTAGAAGTCTAGATCAGACGGTTGGTAATCTATTTACTAATCTGATTGCTAGAGTCAGTTCAGTAGTTTCTACAATTTCTACGGCAAACTGGACAGGTATCGCCAAAGAGCTCTCATCTAATTTGAGTGCAGCTTTCATATCAGCTTTCCTTATTACAAGACAAAGTGTTATAGCTAAACTGGGAGGAACACTGTTCTTTAGCGGCTTGTTTGATATTTCAGCCAACAATGAAAAGAACCCGTTCTTAAATCAAACACTAGCTATTTCTGATAGTGTTATTCAGTCGTTTACAGAAAACCTGTTGAAAGGTCTTTCTAATGCCTTTACAACAATAGTTACAGCACTACCTACTCTGTTTAGTAGTATATTTAGTAGCTTTGGTTTGTTTGGAAATATCCTAGATGGTATTATTAGAACTTTGACTCTGAACTATAACGTAATTATTACAGGGGCAATAGGCGCTCTTATAACTTACATATTGTTTGCTGAAAAGAAACTCAAAGCTCTTCAAGTTGTAGCTTACAATGCTATAGATGCTTGGAGAGGCGTGCTACCTAGAATTGCTACAATAGGCGGTGTTAACTTTAATGCTCTAGGTATTGCCTCTATTGCAGCTTTTGCCTCAGGTCTTCTTGACGGTATATCAGCAAGTCAAGCCATCATAGGTGGAATAGGATTAGCATTAGCATCTGCACTAGGTGGTAAAGGCTTTGCGCGTTTGGTGTTTACAGCAGGCGGTGAGATAGGTACTGCAATTGCAAAATCTATCACGAGAATGTTGCTTGGACAAGGGGCTATAGATTCAATTGCAAAAGCTTGGGAATCTTTGCTTAGTCGTGGTGCTGCAAAAGCAGATCCTTTGAAAAAGTTCAGTAGTTTCAAGAGAGATAGCTTCAAGAAATCTCTTGACAGATACATTAGACGCTTTAAGCAAGATACTGCAAAATATGCTGATGGCGCTATTTCATTGACTGATCTGTTACTTGGTGATCCTAAGAAATTTGGATCATTTGCAGGGCTGTCATCACAGTTCAAGCGAGCCTTTAACATAAAACCTGTAGGTCTTGACAATCTGCGAAAGTCATTAGACAAGCTAAAAGTTACGTCTAAAGCTGTGCTTGTAGACGGTTTAATTAGCTCTGTTTCTGATTTCGGCGCAGTACTTCGCAGAGTTTCTGGAACAGCACTGGCCAATTTTGTAACAAGTCTCAATGGCATGTTTGGGCTTATTCGTGGAAATCTAAGTCTAATTTTGATTACAGGTGGCTTGTTCTCTACATTTGCCTTTGCAAGCGATGGAGCATCTACAGCTATTGCTGATCTTGTTAGTGAAGCTGGAAAACTTGTAGTACTCACGACTGTTCTAGGTGCAGCTGTTGCATCTGTAAAAGTTCTAGGTTCTAGTTTTGCTGCCTTTGGTTCGGCTTATAAAGCTTTTGCACAACAAAACTTTGCAGAACTTTGGGAGCAAGCAGCTCCACAAAGGGAAGTTAAGCTAAATACTCTAAGAGCAGTATTTGGAGATAACCCTGAAATTATTTCTAGTGAATATGAAGCTTACCTCCAGGCTCAGAAGGCAGCTATTCAACGTGAAGCTAAGAGTGGTGCCTTTGTAGTAGGCGCTAAAGCTGCTGTAGAAGAATTTAGAACAGGTATGGCCAAGGCCTTTGGACCATTCCAGACTGTTGTTCGAAATATTTCTAACGGCATGTTTGCTTTGATTGGCGGTATTGGTGCCTTTTATGAGAAACTAGCAGCTGCAATTGTAGTGTCTGCAAGGGCAGTTAAAGCAGGTTTTGGCGGTCTTAGCGGAGTTCTTACTGATCTCAAAACATTGTTTGAGGGTGTCAGGACACTAAGTCTTGGTGCGGCTATCTCTGATATTAGAGGTCGTAGAGCAGAACGTGCATCAGTAGCAACTGCAGCCGCAGCGGGTGCTGGTCTTGGCGAAGTTATCTCAGATGCATTCTCCTTGAAACGTTTGAAGGACTTTGGAAATGCTCTAAAGTCTACAGTAGGTGCAATCGTATCAACTCTTGGCGCAATTGGCTCTAATATTAAAGGGTTGTTCTTAGGCATACTCTCAGTAATAGGTTCGCTGGGTAAAGCTCTCTTAGGTCTTGTTTCACCGTTTATTCTAAAAATTGCAGCTGTAGCTGGCGGAGCTGGTCTCTTAGCTGTAGCTTTCTTTGGAACAGGTGAGACCTTCTTTGAGAAATTACAGAATGCTTATGATGGTGCTAGAGCGCTTATTGGATTAGCTCCTACAGGTCGTGTAGCTCGTGAGAAGGAAATTTTAGGTGGCTTTGATTCCAGACAGATTGGCGATTATTTCTTAAACTTTGGTGGTCTTCAAGACACTATCGATTTTGAAGAGCTTACTGTTAAACAATATGAATTGCTAAAAGAATATGGCAATACTGTTGCTGAAGCTGTAAACTCGGCTGAACGTGAAGCATTTAGAAACAATGAAAAGCTTTCTCAAGAAACTAAAAAGTCTCTTGACAGAACTGTAAAAGACTATATCCGTTTCTTATCAAAGCTTCCTGTTCGCGAAGGTCTTGAACGAACTTCTTTCTTCTCTGCGGCTAATATTACAGGTCAGGAAGAACAAAATAGTTTTATTCAAAGATTGCTAAGACTTTCAGGGTCTAATAGGGGTAGAGCTATTGGAGCTATTCCTGAAGATACAGTATTTGACGGTATATCTAGACAAATTGATGCTATATTTAATAGCAGCTACATTTCTAATGTAGGAAAGACTCTTGATAATGCCATCTTGAATCCTCTTAGAGGGCTAGGCGATGTACTAGACGGTCTTATTGAAGGGATTGCTAATATTGGTGTCGCTCCTATAGATGTGGCATTAATTAGACTTCAGAAGGATCTGAAGGGATATAGTGAATCTCTTACTAAGAATCAAGCATTCATTTCTCAGGAAGAATCAGCTAAGTTAAAAGAAGCCAATGATGCACTTGTAAAAGTCCTCAAAGAGCGTGATAGGTTTAAGACTTTAGTTAGACCTGATTCGGATGACTTTGCAGCTGCACAAGCTTATGACGATCAGCTTAAGTTACTTGATACTCGTGTTCAATTAGCAATAGATGCGCTAGGTAAATCTGCTTCTGAAATTACAGCTATTGCTGAAAACAGAAGTATTATAGAACCTTTGCAAACGCTTTATAAAACATTTATTGATGATATTGGCAAGGGCTTAAGTTTAGACTTTGGTGATGTCGGTCAAAACTTCTTTGGCGGTGCTTTAGGCAAAGAGATACTTACAGGTCTCAAGAAAACCAGAGATGCTATTGACACTCGTGTTAAAGATAATGCATTGCAATTTGTTGCAGAATCTGGTGAAGTTGATTTTGATGCGTATTTGGATGCTGTAACTAAAGCTAATATTGATGCTGCTAGAATAAACAGATTAGCAGCGGCAGAGTCTGGTAGACAGACTGCTGAAGCTTTTGCTGATAGCTACCTCAGTGCAATTCAGAAGAGAACTTCAGAGCTAGGTTTCTCAGATACTACGCTAAAGCGTTTATTATCAAGAGAAGGTCCAAGAGAAGAGATATCAGGGATTGTAAATGCAATTGATATCTTAGAAGCTAGAATGGCGAATGTTGATCTGGGTTCGAGAGAATGGGGTGTATTAAATGATGCTATTCTCAACCTTCGTGGTGAACTAGTTAAACAATTGCCTTCTTATGGTCTAGTTCAAGATATTGAAACTTTGACATCTAAACTGGGTATTGGTAATATTTCTAATGATGTTATAGCTAATTTAGAAACAAATGATCTTAAACAATTTAATGATCAATTAGCTGTAACTCTTCAAGCCAGAGAAAAGCTTAGAAATGTACAAAATAGGATTCAAGGTGGCGATGTAATTCCTGAAGAGGAATTAGCCGCTCTCAAAGAATACAATAATTCTCTGAGAGAATCTAATAATGCACTTCTGCAGCTTAATATTACTTCTGCACAAGGTGCTATACAGAAACTACCATTTGGTGAAGGTGCTGTAGAAGTTTCTAGAATCTTTAATACAGAGATACCTAACGCTGTTGCTCAAAGCAAATCTAAGCTGAATGAATGGGCTGCATTGTTTGTTTCCAAGCAAGAGTATATTCTTGCTATGTCTGAGGCTAAGTCTGCGGAGGCTGTAAGAAATCTTGCGCTTGCTCTCGATTATGTAAATAATCGTTTAGACAAATTAGCCGAAAAGATAACTTCTAGCCGTTACTTGTCCTTTGACATGCAACTCGGCTTTGACTTAAATGAAGCTCAACTTGCTAGTAAGATCTCTTCTGCAAAACCTCTAATTGATAGTGTTATCGAAGAGCAGGAATTGCGTCAAAATAAGCTTCTCTCTAGCGTAGGTCTTCAAGAGAGCCTGAGACGTGAACAGGAAGCACTAGATGGACTCTTTAATCTTTACAAAAGCGAACTTGGAAAATCTGGACAAGGTGTTGTATCTGTCTTGAATGACATAGGTGTAACATCTGCAAGAGCTATTGCTCAGGCTTCGCCTAAGATTATTGATCAAATTGTTCAAAATAAAGCAGAAATATTGGCTTTAACAAGAACTCTACAGGGCGAACTTACCAATGAAGAGCTCAAGGCTAACCAAGATCGTATATCTCAATTAGAGAAACAAAATGAGCGTTATGCTCGCACTCTAAATGAGAGCTACACAACAAGAGTTGGTCGTCTTTCAGATCTTTTGAGCAATATAACCTCTGAACAAGTCTATGCTAGGGCTACTGCAGGTTTCAGACGTATCTTTGATACCGCAGGATTGTATCTAGAAGACTTAAGAAAAGATCTTGAATATGGATTAATCTCTGAAAATACATTCCAGGGTGTTGTTGATAGTGTAACACCTCTTCTTTCTGTGCTAAATAAAGTACAAACTGCACTAACAGCCGTTGCGGATGCATCAAAACAGGGCTTTAAGTCTGCCTTTGATTCTATCCAATCTTCGCTGAACTTAGTGTCAGAAGAGCTTTTAGCATTTACTAGAATTGGTGCCAATACTCGTGAAGAGATGACTAGACAAGCCACTGCTCTGAATGAGATCTTTGAGATTTCTCAGATGCAAGATTTGCCTCGTGCTGTCTCAGATGCGATATCTAAAGGCAATTTCGATAATGCTCCTGAACTGCTTGCTAGTATTCAGGCAGCAATGGAAGGCATTTTTGGTGAGAATGTATTTGCTAGTCCCTTAGACAATAATACAAAGGCCATAAAAGATCTAACTGCAGCAATTCTAGGAAAACCGATTGTAAGTGCAACTGCTAAGACAGGCAATTTACAAACTAGTCCTGAAGGAACTAATGTCAAATCTACTGCAAATATTAGTGCTAAAGATATTGAAATAGCACCTGTAGATGCTGCTGCGGTTGCTCGCAAAGTTGCAGTTGCGGGAATAAACAGCAGTTACAAGCTTCTTCAAGAAACAGCAGATAAGAGCGGATCACTGTTTAGTCAAGTAAGAACTTACTTAGACTTCTTAAATATTGATTCCTCTAAACTCGATCTTGCTGATGCTGGAAGACTTCGGGATATTTCTTCAGCTGTCGGTGATGCAATTTCTATCAATAAAGAACTTGGCTTAGCTATTGCTAACAATTCGCCTGATGTTCAGAGATTGACAAGAGATGCTAGAGAAGCCAGTAACAGGCTATCAGAACTATCTTCTAATATTAGAGATCTTGGTGCTGATACTGTTGCAGCTGGTAAAGACTTTTCAGAAGACATGAAAAACAGTATTAAAGGCGGTCTTTCAGATGCTATTAAAGGAAAGACTGATTTTGCTGAATTTGGTGAAATTCTTTTAGAAAAGTTTACAAGCAATGTTGTTGATACGTTTGTAAGCGGTCTTGTAGATAATGTCTTTGATAATTTCTTAGGAGATTTCTTCTCTGGAATAGGTGGGGGTCAATACGGTATTGGTGATTCTGTTGGCGAATCTGTATCTGACTCATTTATCGGTACTTTCTTTGAAGATGTTACTAATCAAATGAAAGTTGGATTTTCAGATACTGCGAATGAAATTACAGGGATTTCTTTCTTTGATACGTTGCTAGGTTTCCTAAATACAGGATTTAGTGGTCTTGTAAATGGTGTTAGCAAACTGTTTGGAGGAAGTGGCGGATTTGACCTGCTTGGGTCTATTGGTGGTTTCTTTGGCTTTGGAGGCGGTGGCGGTGGTGCCATGACTGGAGGTGCGGCATTAGACACTGCATTTGGTATTTCAGGCCTTGCTACAGGCGGTTACGTAAGAGGTCCAGGTTCAGCCACTTCTGATAGTATTATGGCTATGTTGTCTAATGGTGAATTTGTAATAAATTCTAAGGCAACAAAGGCTTGGCTACCTCTACTTGAGCAGATCAATCGTGGTGCTTTGCCTAAATTTGCAGAGGGTGGTATGGTTGGCTACTCAAGCAGTCTTGCTAACATTGCTCCAGAAAAATCGGAAAGCTCTTCTGAAAATGTTGTAGTTAATATTAATATTACAGGAGATATCTCAAAACAGACTCGTAGAGAAGTCTTGGGCATGTCTAATGAAATTGCTAACATGGTTCATGGTAGCTTCAGAGAAAAGAGGATACTCTAAATGCCAAAACTGTTTGATAAATATCAGTACCTAACTCCATTGAGTGTCACTTCTAAGGAGTCTGTGCTTTTGTCAGACAGTATTAACTTAAAACGAAAGGCAGTCAGGAAGGCTGCCCAACGTTTTGAATTTGTTATTACTGTAAAGGGTGGCAAAGATGACTCTTTAAATAGCGACCTTATGGCTCACTATATGAAATATTCTTTGGATCTACCTTTTTATATAGATGTCCCTCAGCATCTATATACTGAAAAAAGCATATTAGGCAGCAACATCTCTGTAAGTAATTCTCAAAATAGAGGAGTGTCTGCTCTGGCAATTTCTTCTAACTTCCCATTTAATATCCCTGCAGGGCGTTTCATAACTTTTGAAGGTAGCGATAAGTTGTATTCTGTGACAGAGGCTGTTGAGGGTGAATACTCTAGCGGTTCCTATATTGGTACTTTGAATATAAGTCCACCATTACAGACAACTATCTCAGCTGCAACCAAAGTAGAAATTGAAGATGTAAAGGCGCTTGTCTTCAATGAAGTTGACAATGCTGTTTTCAACTATAGTGGTGGTATTGTTCAAGAAGCTTCTTTAAAATTTGTAGAAAATGTCTAATAGCAATTTTAAGATATATTGGGATTTAGACAAAAAAGGCAGGTATAACATACATTGCTTGGTATATGCTTGGAGTCCCTCTGTCAAGAGGGAACTCCTTGCTACTGCCAAACAATTGGCTAAAGAAAATAGTTATCCTACTGTCTTTTGCGTTATTCCTTTCGATGATAAGAAACTACATAAGTTTGTTTCAATGCTTAATTTTAAAAGAGTAACTAATCTCCGTAGTGGCGATCATTACTCTACAGTTTACAGGTTGAATACAAAATGCTTCAAATAGATTCAGGACTTTTGTCCTTGATACAACAAGGCGTTGTATCTACATTCGTAACTGTAAAGATCTCTACAGATGCTTTGACAATAAAGGTAACAGATAATTCTTATGATGTTACTTACAATAGCGAAACATATAGTGCTTCAGGAGGTCTTCTGTCAGTTACACCTCCAGGTTCGTCATCCGAATTATCTCGGGATATATTCAACATATCAGTACTAGACCCAGATAATGCATACAGGGTTGCTTTGATTGAAGCTATTGCGGCACCCGTTGAAGTAATGGCTGGCTTTATAGATATTACAACAGGTGGCATATACCCTGTTTACCTGCATGTGTACAAAGGTATAATTAACAATGTCTCTTGGGAGATTTCAGATGATTCTCCAATTGTAAATATTTCTTGTAGTGGTCAATTTGCTAAATTGAAGCATATTACGAATATTACTACTTCACAGCAAAGCAGACAGAATTTGTTTCCAAATGATACATCTATGAATTTAGCTTATGACTCGACAAATGAAGTTACATTAAAATGGGGTAGTTCATAATGGGTGATCCGTTAACGATATTTCAGGTTGTGACCTTTATAGCTTCTGTTGTATATCAACGGAATCAGGCAAAGAAGCTTAAGGAGCAACAAGCAAGAGCTGCAGAGGCAGCCAAAGATTCCGCAGCTACTCGAAATGTAAGAATTTCAGGAAGTAATTTACCTATCCCTCTTTTATACGGTGAGACACGGGTAGACTCAACAAATGTATATACTAGTGTAAGTAACAGCTTTGATAGTCCTAGCCCAAATAGCACCGAGGTTATATTAGGTACTCTTTCGGGTTTTACAGGATCTAAAAACGAACTGTTAGTACTTCAGTCAGTGCTTAGCGCAGGTAGCATAACAGACGTTGTCCACATGGAGCTTGATAGCTACAGTTATGCTGATAGTAAGTTTATAGACTGGGTAAAGAGTTATATAAGCCTATCTGGCGGTGTTAAAAACAATTCATCAAATTTAAACAGAGAGTCTACTGCAACTTTCGATGAATTAGCTTATGCAACAGAATTTTTCAGAATGAATCGAGATGAGCCTCAATTTTCAGGCAAGCCGAGCACAAGCTACCTGTTAAGAGGCCGAAAGATAAGAACATTCTCAGGAAGTACATACCTTACAACAAAGTCATACAGCTTTAATGCAATTGAAGTTTTGCTAGACTATCTTTTAGACACCGATTACGGAGCAGAGCTTACATTAAATGACATCGATATAGAATCTTTTGCAAACGCAAGAGCTATTGCTGCACAAGTAGTTAAGGCAAATGCAACTACAGATGGTTTCTTAGGACTCAACAGAGACTTACTTAGACATGAATTCCATGGTGCAATATATCCAGATGTTTCTCACTTAGATAATATTGCAAGTATATTAGACACAATCCCTGGAGCTATATTTATAAGGACTACGGAAGGTAAGTTAAAGATTTCTATACCAGATCCTGGCCTTGTAACTCCAAAAGATGAATCTACACTGTCTGTTGGAGAAATAACAGATGAATACCTCATCTCAGATGTCAAGTTTTCTCAACAAGATACAAATGAGCGTTTTAACTCTGTAAAAGTAAACTACCCTAATGTTTCTAAAGACTTTGCATCAGACTCTTTTGAATATGAAAACGGCTCTTACTTGTCGCAAGATTATGGCTTAAAGCTATCTTCTGATCTTACAATAAACGGTATTAACAATATATTCCAAGCAGAAGCTTATGCAAGGGCATCTGTAAACGAGTCTAGACTTCCAGTATACTCATTTACAATGTCTCACGAATTACTTAGCTTTGAGCCTGGAGATATTGTAAGACTTAACAGTGAAAGAAATGACATAGATGCCTATATTAGAATAGTATCTATGAATATGAAAGATGATTTTAGTATAGAGGTTGAGGCTGTATACTACGATTCTAGTGTATTTTTCTGGAATTCAACTGCAGTTGACTCTGTAACGAATTATCCTACATTTGACTTTGAACTACTAGCTCCTTCTGGTCTTAATGCAAATGTATTGCCAAATCCGGATGGGGTATTTAATAGTATCAAATTAACTTGGTCTGTTGTAGATGACTTTAGAGTGCATGATTATGTAATTGAAGCAGGTGTCCTTATAGGTGCATCTACTGTATATAGTGTTGTAGGTACTGTACTTGACAGCATGTCAGATAACGGCACATTGTCATTTATCTATAGTCCTACCTATCTTGCTGGCTATACTTTTCGTGTTCGTGCTAGAACTCGATTAGGGCAATTGACACCTTGGTCAGGAGCTACTCAAGAGACTTTTGTTACAGCATCCATGCTGCTTGCTTCGCTTTATGTTGACATAAGTAATCAAAATATTCTAATAAATCGAAATTTGGAAACAGGTGCTACCCTGCCAATAACACCTACAGAGACATTTTCTGTTAGAATTGGAGCAGATACCGCTGAATATCTTGCAGAAGTAAACCCTACTGTCATACCCGCATATAACTGGCGAATTACAAGTAGTATTAGTGGGAATTTAGCCAACTCTCAAGGTAGTTATGATATAACAGTTACAGATAATGTAGCTACACTTAATATTACTTTAGATCAAGAGTCTACTGAACTATTTGAACAAACCAGTCTAGCTGTCAATTTTCAAATAAACCCAACAAGTGAAGAACTTGCGACAAATGATTCTAAGATAATAAATCTTGTTAGAAACTTTTATCTAATAGAGACATCTGAAGGTGTTCCTGGATCATCTAGCTTCACTTGTGTCATATATTTGATCTCAAACACAGTTCCTAATACACCTGTAGGCGGTAGTTATGATTTTTCTACAAGAGTTATTACACCTCCAACTGGCTGGCTGGCAAGTTTTCCTAACAATACCGATCCTACTAAAATCGTGTATCGTTCAGAAGCTATTGCATTTGTTGATAAGTTCAAAACGGTAGATAGTACTTTAACTTGGACAAATCCTGTTCAAATGGTTAAGAGTGGTATTGATGCAGTCCCGCCTATTCTGACTCGCTTAGACTCAGATTATAGAGCCTTTAGAATAGATCTAAATAATAATGCAGATATTGCTGCAATCACCTTTACAGATGTTTCTCTGAATGTCCCTGGGGGATCTACTCCTGTATGGTCGTCTACTGGTTGTACTTTAACAACCGAAGGTCTGATTCGTAAAGTATACTACAATGACATGACCTCAACTACAGCGTCTGTAACACTTAGTTATGATGGAGTTACCGACACCATAACAATAGTTAAATTAAGGGACGGAGACACGACAATAAATGCCATCTTGAGTAACGAAGTGCAAGCTGTCCCTGCATCAGCTGACGGAACTGTTCTCTCTTATACAGGCGCAAATACTGCAATTTATGTCTTTGAAGGCTCTCAAGATGCTACTAGTGAATACAGTTTTGTAAAGGTTGACGGCTCAGGTGTAACTTCAACACTCACAGCAAACTCTTTATCACTGACAGCATTGACTAATGCAGTTCCTGGCGGTATTGTAACAATTACAGGCACTAGAGCTAACTATCCTGATATTGTTAAAGTATTTACGGTAGTCAAAAGTCTTCAAGGTGTTGATGGTGAGAAAGGCGATACGGGTGATCCAGGGTCTCAAGGTGCTAGGGGTGCTGGCTGGTGGAGAATGTCAAACTCTGAAAGTCAAGCAACACTAAATTCTTATTCTTCATCTAGTATTACTACGTTGTTTAAAAATAATATACTAGCTGCTGGGCCAGTAACTAATGATATATTTATTATATCAGGTGCAGGCACAGCTGTAAAAGCTTGGATTTATAGTGGATCTTCTTGGTCTGTTCAAGCAGAATTTATTGATGGCAATTTGCTAGTAAGCGGAACAGTCACAGCATCCTATTTAAATGCAGATAGTTTGTCTGTAACAGGCGTAAGCAACTTAGGTGTAATAACAGCAGGTCTTCTAAAATCAAGTGATAGTAAATTTGTAATAGATTTAAATCAGAAATACATATCAATAAGCACATAAGGTGATATTATGCGAGTAAAAGTATCGATTGATAAAAGACTTTCTCTTCAAATAGAAAAGTTGAATCACAATAGGCGGTACAACGCCGCTTTAGTAGAAGATCCTCAAAATGGAGCTCTGCTTTTGCCTCCTCAAGCTAAACGTCCTAAACTAGAAAAGTTTGCAATTGTGCTAGATGAAGGACAATTATTTTGGGATATTGATGATGCTTATTTGGAAAATCCAGGCTTATTTGATCGTCCTTTTATCCATGGCTTGTTTGATTGTTATACTTTTCTTCAAGACTATTATCGTCAGATTTATAACACAGAGCTTCCTACAAAAGCCTATGAGGATCAGTGGTGGCTGGATGGAAAGGACTATTACAAGGATAGCATTGAAGAGGCAGGTTTTGAAAGAGTCCAAGCCCCTTTACAAGCTGGAGATGTAATTGCCATGAAGATTAATTCTCAAGTAATCAATCATACCGCTGTATATGTTGGAGATGGAAAGATTGCACATCACATGTCACCTGAAATAAGCTGTGAAGAAGTTTTTAGACCTGCATATCTTCGTTGGGCTGTAGGGTATTTTAGACACAAGGATATTTAACAATGGCTCGATTTGTTGCAGGAGACTTCAACGGAAAGAGACAGATGTTTGTTCAGAATTCGACAGATAATGACAAACTCTCAGACCCTATTGGGAATATTTCTGACTTTAAATTTCATTCAGATTTTGATAATTTTGTCAGTATCGGTAACATCTCAGGTAATGTTACCTTTCCAAAAGGCAATAGAGTTTCTTATACTGTAAGTTCTAAAAAATCAAGCACAGTTCTCTATATCCCTACAGTGCAAACCGATACTCAATTTATTGGCTTAAATTTTAATACATATCCATCTGATTTTTGTGTAATAACGAGAGGCGATGGAGGAAATATTGCAGCATCTTTCCCTATACAGCGTGTAGGTAATTCTTTTAGATTGATAGATATCTATCCTTCTACGAGTGAATTGATAATAACAAGTCGATGTTTCTTATATGAAGACGATTTGCCAGCAATAACTTACAATCTTTCTTTTACAGCTTTTCGTCTGTTTAGTGCTATAACTGCTACAGATCCTGGAAAGTTGCTAAGAGTAGAGCCAGGAAGAGTTACTTTTGCAGAGGGTCGTTTTGACTCAAATAGACGCATAATGTTTAAGGCAACTAGCGGTGGTGCGCTGTTTACTGATGACAGACTGTTAAAAACAGGATTGTATAGTTACGTTTATCGATGGATAGACGCGCCTTCTTCAGATGACCGTCCTAGATATTTAGCGGCTAGCTGGAAAGATGGATTAGGGAATTCTGAAAAAATAGGAACAATAACTGATGTTATTACCCCTACTATTTATAGAGCCGGGGAGAGATAATGGCTAACACAACGCTATCTCCAACCGACATATCGATAAGAGATGCCAATGGCAATATAAAGTTTGACCTTAATAAACAATATCCTGTACCTATCTATAAAAAATCACACTCTGCCTCGGGATATGTGCAAACATACCTGTATTTAAATACTCTTGGATATTACGCCTACGGTACTGTAGGAACTATTGACTACGATTACACGATTAAATTGGGAACCTTTGGCACTAACTACAGTGTTAGACCCGACTTTGTAACAGCAACAATATCGATTACAGATGCTAGTGGAACTCGAAGAGGTACAATGACAGGAAGTTATATAGTTGCACCTGTTATACTTCCAAACATTGTGCCTTATAATGATTATGTATTCGACTCAGGCGATGTTAGAGCGTATCTATCCATAATATATCATATGGATCTTTACATAGACTCTAATAATGATATTATTCTTAGGCGTAGAGTTGTGAAAGGTGACACGATTGTTACTGAAAGAAAGACAGGAAATCCTGGCTGGAACAGTTATAAAGAGATTATTTATAGTCCTACCTACACGGCTCAGACACAGTACTTTAATCAATTTATCTCAGATGACGGACTCTTTTCAAAATATCGCTATAACTTTAATTATACGCTTGACATAGTTGCCGGTAAATTTACAGGATAATTAAATGGAAATAAACAGCATATCTTATTCTTCTGAATCCAACAATTCAGTAATTGAAGTTTCAACTTCAGAAATTATCACAGACGATATTGTAAAGTCTGGTCCAACTTACAAAGTAAGCTTGACTGGAAACTACGATTTTGCAACACCATCTCTCTATGATGATGTGATTGCTAAGCTTCAAGCTGCTGGAATCAATTTGATGCCATTCTAGGCCTGTTTCAAAAACGCCCCGACTTCGGTTGGGGCTTTATTTCGCCCAGAGTGGTCACCTCTGCAATTTTTCGGATGTATTCAACCGAAGGTACAGCCCAACCCAAAAATCCCAGAGATTTGTTCTCCGTGGAACTGCGGAAAAAGCGGTATCTTATATGAAAGACAAAACAATACCATTAGGGGGTGACTTATGTACGAAGTTCTCGTATACGATGATGTTGATTTACCGTGTGGCTCTAAGTTCTTTAATGAACTACATGAGGCTCAGGCTTTTGTGGAAGCTCTTCAATTCGGAGATGTCTTTGACAGACCTGAGATGATTGTGGTTTACGAGGGTAGCTTAGAGCTATACACTTGGGAGTCCTAATAGGACTCCTTTAAAATTAAGTCTCGGGGGAGATGGCTATGAACAAGCAAGACCGTAAACTTATCGCTAAGCTGAATAAACCTGTTTTATCTAAAGAAGATAAAGCTAAATTAATAATCGAGGAAACTGTAACAGTAATAGTCGTAGTAGTTACCGTATTCGGTATCATTATGACATTTCTGTTCTAAAGGAGACATATTATGAAAGTAAATATTGAAAAATCGACTATTAAAGAATTGAAAGCTGAAATAAAAGAGATAGAAGAAGCTATAACTTTTAGGAGAAACGCTATGATGACCATATTTGAAACCGCTGTACACTTTCAGGCACCAGTGCGAAACAAACGCTTATACTGGACAGTAACATTAACCAAAAAAGATAACCCTATGGAAGTCCTTGATCAGATCGAAGATGTGGATGTAGATCTATATGTTCGTGCTCGTCATATGAAGCAGCAAGGTAAGAGATCAGATGCTATTTGGGATTTTATCACAAAAGAATCATAAGAAAACTGCGGAAAAAGCGGTATCTTATATGATAAGCAAACATGAGGAGAAATATTATGCTTAGTAACATTGTTGTTTGGTTGTTCATTTTGTCTGGTATTGCTTACTTTATTTCAGGGTCTATACTACGCGTATACGCCGTGAAAAAGAGTTTTGACGAGCAGAAAGAAATAGCAGTAAAAGCTGCTATGACTGCTGCTAAAGCAACAAAGCACTGAGGAGGAGGGGCTACGGCCCCTTTTATTTTATGGGAACTCTATTTACAATTTGGCTATTTTATTTAATATTTGTTATGTCAAAAGATAAAAGATTCGTCATTAAAAATGGCAAAAAGAAAGGCAAGAGGAACTAATCATGTCAGCATTAAATGATTCAGAAAAGGCAAAACTTGAAACTGTATTAAAAGCTATTGAAGAGGAGGCAAGAAAACCTGCACCAACGTTGTTTGAAAGATTAACAGATGCAATTGCAAGAGGCATATTAATGTCCGGCATAGCAGCTCTTGTTATCATTCTAATGTCTAAGCCTATATTTGGCAATGTAATCTTGACAGCACAATCGGTATCAGCGATTGTGGCAATCGGCATAGGTTTCGCAATTCTAAACTTTGTATTAGAATCTGTGTTTGCTAGAAAAAGTAAGAAAAATAATTAAAATGACAGCCTCCCTTCGGGGAGGCTTTTTTAATTCATTATTTTTTTTTTTTCAAATTCTAACAAT